ATGCCCCTCCTGGTGGATGGCGTGAGGATGCTGATTCTTGGAAAGCCAACGCTATTACCTTATCTCGTACTTCTACTGAGAAGGACCCTACGATTCAGGCTTTGGGTATTGGTGGTCAAGTGTATGGTGCTCGTGCTAATTTGATTATTTTGGATGATTGTGTGACTGGTGCTAATGCCCATGAGTGGGAAAAGCAACTGGAGTGGATTCAGAAAGAAGTTGTGACTCGTCTTGATGATGAGGGTATTTTGTTAATTGTGGGTACTAGGTTTGCTGCCACAGATTTGTATAGGGAGATTCGTAACCCCAAGCATTGGTCTAATGGTAAATCACCTTTCACTTATTTTTCAATGCCAGCAGTTTTGGAAACCTCGGAGGACCCAAAAGATTGGGTTACTTTGTGGGCTAAGACTGACCAGAAGTCAGGTACTAAAAAGGAACCTGATGCTGATGGTTTGTATTCTAAGTGGGACGGTCCTGCCCTGTATCGTCGTCGTGGTGAAGTAACTCCGACTACATGGGCTTTGGTTTACCAGCAACAGGATGTTCAGGAAGATTCTATTTTCCGTCCTGTTCTTGTGCAGGGTTCTGTTAATGGTGCACGTAAAGTTGGTCCTTTAAGGTTTGGTGCTGTTGGGCATCCACCTAAATCTGATTTTTATACCATCATGGGTATTGACCCAGCAATGTCTGGTAAGACTGCTGCTGTGATGATGGCTTTTGATAGAAGAACACAAGTGCGTCACATACTTGATGTTTACAATATGGAAGACCCTAACCCTCAAAAGATTCGTGCTTTGATGGAAGATTGGGTTAACAAGTATTCTCCTAATGAGTTACGTGTTGAAATTAACGCACATCAGAAAGCGTATGCTTTGGATGAAGAGTTAAACCAGTGGCTTGCTTCTAGAGGTATCCAGTTCCGTTCCCACTTTACTGGTAAAAATAAATGGGATATTGATTTTGGTGTGGCTTCTATGGCTGCACTTTTTGGCACTGAACGTGATGGCAAGTATCAGGATGATGCTTTAATTGAACTTCCTTCTTCTGAAGGAAATGAGCATGTTAAGTCTTTAATTAATCAACTTATTACATGGGCACCTGGTGTTAAGAAAACACAGGCTACTGACTGTGTGATGGCTTTATGGTTTTGTGAGATTAGAGTTAAAGAATTAATTCAGCAAATGGGGTTTGCACAATCTCATAACTACAACAAATATGCAACTAGGGCTGGTATCCGCCAGCGTGGTGTTGTTAACTTAGATGAACTAGCAGCAGCAACATACGCTGACTTATACCAATAGGAGTTTGAATGGCACTTGAAGTGCGACAAATCGCTGACAAGGTTGAGGCTTTAAAACGTCGCAACGCTGAGCGTGACACACGTATGGCAAATGTTTTGTCTGTAAGACGTGGACAAATATCTAACGTGTACCCTGACTTTTTCCCTGAAGGCATGACCCAACCAATGATTGCTAACTTCATTGATGTTGCGGCAAGAGACTTAGCAGAAGTGCTTGCACCTTTACCAAGTTTCAATTGCACAACCTTCAATGTAACTTCTGACCGTGCTAAAGCACAGGCAGAGAAGCGAAGCATGATTGTGAACTACTATGCTCACTCTTCACGCTTACAAACGCAAATGTATACTGGGGCTGATTGGTACCTCACATATGGTTTTTTACCAATAGTTGTTGAAATAGATGTTGAAAGTAATCAGCCTCGTATACGTTTAGATAATCCTCTTGGTGCATACCCAGAGTTTGACCGCTTTGGTCGTTTAAGTTCTTACACTCGTAGATATTATAAAACTCTTGCAGAGTTAATTGTTGAATTTCCAGAATACGAATCACAACTTATTGGACCTGGTGGTAGAGACAATGTTGATTTATATGCCATGGTTGAAATGGTTAAGTATGAGGATGCTGAACAAATCCTTTTGTTTGTTCCACAAAAAAGTAATCTTGTTTTAAAACGTACACCTAATCCAATTGGTGAGATGATGGTACGTGTTGCACGTCGCCCAAGCATTGATGATGACATGCGTGGACAATTTGATGACGTGGTGTGGGTTCAACTCGCACGTGCACGTTTCTCCTTGCTTGCACTTGAAGCAGCAGAGAAATCCGTTCAGGCTCCGTTGGCATTGCCTAATGATGTTCAAGAATTAGCATTCGGACCAGATGCTGTGTTGAGAAGTCAAAACCCTCAGCAAATCCGAAGAGTCGGTTTAGAGTTACCGAATGCAGCATTTACTGAACAAGCAGTGTTGCAACAGGAAATGCGTCTGGGTGCCCGATATCCAGAAGGTAGAACTGGCAACATTGATGCCAGCATTATCACTGGTCAAGGTGTCCAGGCGTTATTAGGTGCATTTGATTCACAAATCAAAGCAGGACAACAAGTACTAGCACAAACCTTTGAAGATGTTTTAAGTCTATGCATGCGTATAGATGAGAAAATATTCCCAATGGATAAAACAGTTCGTGGTGTAAATGACGGTGCACCATACGAACTTAAATACAATCCTTCAAAAGATATTAAAGGTGACTACACTGTTGAAGTTCGTTATGGACTGATGGCAGGTCTTGACCCATCACGTGCACTTATCTTCTCACTACAAGCAATGGGTGGGGATTTAGTATCACGCGAATTTGTTATGAGTGAACTACCTTGGGCATTGAATGTTTCTAAAGAACAAGAACGCATTGATGTTCAACGTATGAGAGATAACTTAAACAAAGCAATTGAATCAAGTGCAGCAGCATTACCTGAGATGATTGCAACTGGACAAAGTCCTGCAAAACTTATTTTACAATTATCTGAAATAATAACTGCAAGACAAAATGGAACTTCAATTGAAGAGGCAGCAAAGAAAGTATTTGCTGAACCTGAACCTACTCCAGTTGAGGGGTTACCACAGCAGGTTGTAGCACAACCGTCCCCTACGAGTGCTCCCGCTCCCTCAACTGGAGCCACTCCACCACAAGCACCAAACATAGCACAAATACTAGGACAGATAGCGGGATAAAATGACAAAACGTACACAACCTGATTACGTTAAAAGATTTCAGGATGCGTTAAACGATTTTGTTCAAGACCTGCATCCGATGGGTGGGATGTTAACAGGTGCAATAACCATTGTTGAAATGATTGATTCCAATGGTAAATACTTTTTACACGTACTAGATGACAACAAATCTCCTAACTGGAAATTACAGGGAATGATTACAGAAGCAGGGCGTTTTTTGGATTAAAAATTTAACACATTCGATGATGATGAGGATTAATGGAAAAAGTTTCAGGACCAGGTAAGTACGCACAACGTACTGACATGAATACTTCTAAACAACCAGTTCGTTATATGTCTGGTGGTAATTATGGTGAAGGTCAAGAACTTTTAGGTCTTCAACAAGGTGCAGATATGGCAGGTTCTCCTAAAACTGCTGGTGTTCCAACTGCTGCAGATATTCAAAGAGCAATGATGGGACCTCGTGTTACTAATCTTCTTGCACCTACTGAACGTTCTGATGAAGTTATTACTCAAGGTTCACGTATTGGTGCAGGTACAGGTTTTGACCCATCAGGTTTAGCACTTCCAGAGAAACCATCATTGGAAGAAACTTTAACTGCTATGCTTCCTTATGCTAACGATGAAACAATTTCTTTTATTTTAAATGAAATAAGTAATTCCTCTGATGTTGCACCAGGTGTTTAATGGACGAAATAGTTTGGAAAACTTCGCCATCACTGGCTACTGCAGCATATAAAGCAAATTTAAGTATCCCTGCACAAAACACCATTGACCAATATTCTTACTTATTTAATAAGCATCGTGAATTATTAAACTTAGATGACAAAGACGAAGCACAAACTATTTACGAAAACCTTGACCCTACTGTTAAGGATTCTTTAAAAAGTTTATTTGGTAAAACTGATTACATGTACCAACCAGGTAACTGGAGTCTTGCTAAAACTGCTTTTGATGCAATCAAGTCACCTTTTAAACTTGCTTTTGGTACAGCCGTTAATTATTCAAATGTTCTTAACACACCTGGTCGTATAGCACAATTAAAATCACAAGGTCCTGATTTAAGTAACAAGATTTGGAACAGCGGTTGGGATGGCTCCAACATGTTTGACCAATCTGAAATGCAAAGACTTGACCAAAATTATGGTGCAACTGTTGGTATGGTTGCCAGAGGTTTAGCAGAAGGTAAAACCCCTGGTGAAATTATTGCCAACCAAGGTTTAAGTAATGATGAATTAAATAAAGTTATTGATTTAGTTTTTAACCAACCAGAAACTTTTGAACCAATACTTGCACAATATGAAAGAGCAAGATTAAGTCCTGGTCGTACACTTGCTAGAAATATTTTAGGTAACCGAAAAACAGATAACATTTTTTACAGATTAGCGTTTAACACATTATCTGGTGTTTCTGATTTGCAATACCAAATGGCAATAGACCCATTAACATATGTAACTTTTGGTGTTGGAAGTCTTGCACGTTTAGGTTTAACAAAGGCTGCACGTTTATCAAAACTTGCTTCAGAGGGTGTTAATGGTGTTAGAAAAGCATTTGATTTAAATCCTGAAGTAGTTCAAGCATGGGATAATTTAGGTCCTCTTGTTAAAAAATATGATGAGGCTAAAGGAAACCCTGTTGCTAGACAAAGTATTTTAGATAACGAAATACTTCCTATAACTCGTGGCACACAATTTGATAACGATGAGGCTTTAAGATTATTAGCACTTAATCGTGTTTATGATGCTAAGTCTGCTAAAGATTTCTTTATGCAAATGAGTGACTTCTCTTTATTCTTTGGTGGAAGAACCCATACCATAGATAGATTTGCTGGGAATAGTGTTTTATTTGCTAGTCGTAAAAGAGAAGTTAAAAACAAAGTCCTTACCACTGTTTCAAGTTTTTGGAACGCTGCATCTAAAAACAAACCTTTAACCAATGCTGAAAAAGAACTATTCTCTTCAGACTTTTTAGATAAAACTATTGCACTTGGTGCAGAAACATCAATTAATAACATTGATAGTTTAAAACAATTCGTTGGAACACCTTCTTTTGAACTAGCCCAAGATAGCATTAAAGGTTTTAAAGGTGTAGTTAATAGATTAAGAATCCATCCAGGTAGCAGACCTATCAATATTGTTGATGGAACAGTTAAAGATTCTTTAACAGGTACTAAATATGTTGGAGAAGGAATAGACACAACTTTAGATGTTGTGGAATCCACAGCAGGTTTAGTAATGAACAAACCTTTGGCACGTTTATATGCTCAAATGTTTAAAAATCTTGAAACACCTGGCGATAGAGTTTTAGCATTACGTGGTTTATATGCCTACATTATGCACCGAATGGGAATCAGTGCAATGGAAGGCGGAGACGTCTTCATGAAGAACGTTCTTGAAGACAAATTTGGTAATGCCCCTGGAATGCTTACTAAAGAAGAAAGTTTTATAGGTCAAGAGTTCCTTGAAGCAGGCGTTGTTAGTGATAAAACAAGGATTGCTGTAAGTGGTCCTGAAGCATTAACACAAATGGGACCTTTACGTCAAACAGTGTCTGGTGCACCACATGCTTTCCAAGAAACCCCATATATTGGGCAACTTCCATGGGATGAAATAGGTAAATTTGTTTCAGGTGCTTTCATTAAAGACAAAACTGGTACAAAGTTTGAAAGATTAAAACGTTTAGGTGCAACAGTTAACTCTAAAAGTGTACAAGGCTTTAACGATAACTGGACTTTCTTCACACTTGCACCAAAACTTGGTATCAAATCTGCACTAGATGAGCAAATGTTCTTCCTTTTATATGCCCCAAAGGAAGCATTATGGAATTATTTAGTAGGTGCAGGTAGATTTGGTGCTACCGCTGCAGCAGTTCTTGTTGGTGGACCAGCAAAATCTGTGGCTTTCTTAAGAGACAAATACAAAAACTACACTGGTGCTATCTCTGATGAAGTCAGAGCAGACATTGCTGCTAGAAAAGTTGATAAATCAGAAAAACTTGCAATACTTGCTGATGAAGCAATACGCAAAACTGATGAAAAGTCTGTACTTAAAGTAGTTACTGATGAACAACGTGAAGATATCTTTGATTTAATATCAACTGACCCTCACGCTGCAGAAAACTATACCTCAACAATAGGTCAAACTGTTGGTGGTGGAAAGTTTAATGCATCTATTTTAAATATTGACCCAACAGATAGTTTATCTCAAAGAATCCAAGACTCTCTTGGTGCAACTATTGGTAACGAATTTAGAGTTGTTGATTCTAATCTTAAAATACGTGAACGTGCTGGTGCCCAATTCTGGGGATTCATCCAACGTTTCAGTATGAATGACTTTAAACGTGGTAAACAAGTCTATTATGAACCAGTAGAAATATTTTTTAAGAATAACGGTTTAAAAACTTCCGAAGATATCAAAAACGCTGTTGATGCATCAATGCTTAAGGTTGGTTTCTTCCCAGATACTAATGGTGTTTGGACTATAAGTGACCCTAGGATTGCTTCAGCATTTATTAATGGTTCAGCAGATACTGTTGTTAAACGTAAACAAGGTTTCACTGATGCTGAAATAGCACAAGCAAGAGTAGTTAATATCCTTGCTGATTTAAAAAACAGTTTCAATGGTGGACATGACAAAGTTTTCAATCAAGCCTTATTTAGTTTAATTACTAAAAAAACTACAGGACTTGATGGTCAATCAGTTAAAGTTAAAGATGTTGTACGCAAATTAGACTTTGAAGAATACTTAGAAGCATCACAAAACAATTTAATAGAAGGACCATTTAGAAGTCAATTACAGTTCGCTGGTTCAGACCCTATATCATCTTTTGCCAAAGGCAAACAATGGTTCTTTGAAAGATTTGACCAACAAGTAACAGCATGGCACCGTGCACCTGCACATACTGCTATGTATCTTGCTAAAAGAAAAGTTTATCGTCAAGCAGAACTAGATTATGTTGATAATCTTTTAAAGAATAATCCTGGCTATAACAAAGACTGGGCAATTACTCAAGCAAAGGCTCGTTTTGCAGCAATTGCTAACCAAGAAGCCACTATGGAGTTACTACAATTCATAGATAACCCAGCAATACGAAGCCAAATGGCATGGTCTGTGCGTAACGTTGGACGTTTTTATCGTGCCACTGAAGACTTTATTAGACGTATGTATCGTCTACGTAAAGCCACATTACCTGTAATTTATAGAATGCGTTTAGCATCATTAGGTTTAAATGGCAGTGGTTTTATACACGAAGACGCTTCAGGTAATCGTTATGTGGTTATGCCTATGGATGATTTCATATTCCAGGCTGTTAACCCTGTAATGAATGTGCTTAGTGGTGGAAAGTTTGCATATAAACAACCAATGTTTAATGAAATAACTTTAAAACTAAACTATGCTAACCCTTCTTTATCTGCAGATGCTGCAACACCAACACTATCTGGACCTCTTGCTGGTGCAAGTGTTTGGTTATTTAAAGCAGTAGTTGGTTCTTTACCTGGAACAACTGGTGATGTTGTTGCAGATAGAATAGATAATGTTTTACTTGGTGATATTGGTGATAATCTTACTTTGCGTAGAGCAATGATACCAGTATTTTTAGATAGAAGTTTCAGAGTATTAACTTCTCCTGAAAAAGATAAACAGGAAATAACTGCTATCCATCAAGCAATAGCATACAATCAAGCAAATGGTTATGGTCTTTCAGTTGATGCAAGTCCTGAAGAAAAATATAATTATATTAAACAAATAAAGATTAGTGCACATAACATTGTTGCATTGAGAAACATTTTAGGTTTAACACCTCTTCCTTTCGGTGTATCTGTTCAGGAATCTAAAGATGTGCCAGGGTATTTGAAAGAAGTAGGTATTGGTGCTATCCGTCAAGAGTTCTTTGACCTTTATGAGAACATGGCTAAAGCACCTAACCCTAGACATGATGACCTTTATGAAGAAGCCTTAGTTGCTTTTATTGGGCAAAACCCTAACAGACTTGTTTACACTGTTTCACGTAATGACAAGGTTAGACAAGTAGCGTTTTCTAAAACTGATGCTGTTAAAGATTGGACAATACGTAACCAAGACTTTATAAACAAGTATGGTGATGTTGCTTATCTTGCTGCACCTGATACTGGTGATTTCAGTGCATCATCTTATGCTTGGTTTGAAGCAGCAGGTATGATTAAGAGTAGAGATTTAGAATCTTTCTTGAACGAAGTACAAGTTGCTGTTGATAGACAAAAGTATTTTGATGCTGAAGATGAAGCCTTTGATGCTATTTCAAGAGAACCTGATTTCAGGAAACAACAAATCATTAAACAGGCTACACAAAATTATAGAGATGCTTTAAGAATTAGTAATCCTTATTTGGACCGTGCTTTACAACAAGGTGATTTTGGTATTTCCAAACAAGAAACAATGCTTACTTCTTTGAAGCAAATGTTGGCTGACCCTACTGCACCAATTGATGATATGACTAGACGTAAACTTTTATCAGCAGTTGAAATAACTGATGATTCTATGAATACTTTCAACTATCAATCAAATATTGGTGGACCTGAATCTGTTGAATACAAGAAGAATTACAGAAATAAGGCTTTGTCAGATTTAAGAAAACTAGGGGCTGGCGACAGTTCAATAAGTCAAGCAAACAAAGTTATATTTGAACCTATGCTTAGGTTTAAATCTAGAGACGTACTATAGATAAGGTTTAAATGGCTGATAATAAAAAAGATAATAGTGGTAAGATTACATTAGTTTTAAGTGATGATGGTACAAGATTTGTTCCAACTAAACTTCCTCTTTCTATTTTGCGTTCCATTAAAGAAGGTATATCTAAAACACTTAACCCTTTTGAACCTTTTGATTCAAGAGAAAAGTATTCTGTTTCTATTGACTTAGCAGATAATCCTAATGTTGAACTGTATACAGAAAATGGTAAAGGTTACGCTGTTGCTAGTGTAAATGTTTTACAAAATTATAATAAATCTTGGAATCCTGGTGGTATTTCTGGTGCTGCAGCCAAAGCACAAGGTGAAGGAGTTAGGGCTAGTAAGCAAGAAATTGAGGAAGCATTAACTTCTGAACCTGGTAAGAAAACAAAAGTAACTAAAGAAGAACTGTTCGGAACTACTGCTGATACTGCTGCTTCTCCACTTGATTATAGAATTAAACCAACAGATTATTTACCATCAACATCAGTTAATAGCCGTGGGCAAATTGTTAGAGATGAAAATGGTAATGCTTCTTTTCAATATCAACTTCCTGTTCCTAACGCTGAACAACCAGAGTATCAACCAGCAACGCTTCTTCCAGGTGGCATGGGATACTTTTATGTTAAGCCTTTAATTGATGCTGCTAAAGAATTTCAAAGAGCATATTCTTATAAATCACAAACTGGTGGTCCATCGATTCGTGATTTGAAACAAGAGTTGTGGCAAAATCGTTTTATGAGTGATGAAGATTATAAACAATCTTTGCGTCCTGGTTTAGAAAATCGTTTCACTCCAGAAACAAGTACTGCTGTTGAGAATATGTTGAATGAAGTTAGTGTTTCTAATAAAGCATTACTTGAACAAGGTAGTATGGAAATCCTTGGATGGCAAGATTTTCTAAAACAAACATATCAAGACGCTATTGTTACTGCTACTAGCGTAAGTCTTCCAAGTGAGAAAGCAATTCAAGAAACTTTAAGAACTGTTTATAAGAAATATAAAAATACTGAACCTACTGAACAAGATTTTGTTGACTTTACAAATGAAGTGATTGCTGCTGCTAAATCATCTCCTGCAACTGCTTCTGAGTTTAAAGACCCTGTTACTGGAACAACTACTCAGATGACTATGGGTGGTTTTACTGATGCTGATATTGCTGACTTGGCTGAGAAGCGTACTAGAGGTACTGCTGAGCGAAGAAGTTATTATGCTTTGCAACAATTCGGTGAGGCTTTTAATGCTGCAATAAATGGCAGTAATGCTATTGGTAGAGATACTTTGGCTGAGGTATTACAATAATGGCAAAATATACAAAAGAACAATTAGTACAATTATTGCGTAAAGCGGGTATTCCTGAAAAGGATATTCCTATGATGGTTGCTATTGCTTTGGCTGAATCTGCTGGTAATAGTGATGCCCAAGGTGACCAAAAACTTGCTGATAATAAATGGGGTAACAGTGTTGGTTTGTTCCAAGTACGTAGTTTAAGAGACCCTTCTAAGTATAAAGGTGCAGATGCTTTAAGAGATGCAACAAAGTTAGAAGACCCTATATTTAATGCTAAGGCTGCTTGGGCTATTAGTAAACAAGGAAAAGATTTTACCCCTTGGACAACTTTCAACGAAGGAACATACTTAGATTATATGAATGATTCTACAACACCTTCACGTTCTAGAGGACCTAAAGTAATTAAAGGTAAAGGTAAAGTTATAGGAGAATTGAATCTTCCTTCTAGTCAAGAAGATATTAATATTGATACTGAGAATACTATTGATTTATCTTTCCTTCAAACTATTGCTAATCTTTCAGGTTTAGATTATTTAATTACAGGATTAAATGATGGTACTGTTACTACTCAAGAAGCATTAACGGCTATCTCTGCTTCAAGATGGTTTAAGAATAGTTTTATTCAAAAAAGAGAAGCACTTGCTTTACAGAAGCAGGACCCAGCAACCTTTAAAAACAATTTAAAAAATATAGAAAGTGAAATAAAGCAAGCCTTCATTGAGGCTGGTGTTGATGTTAATGAGAATTTGAAGCAAATTAAAAAACTTGCTGGTAAAGCAATATTCTTTGATTTAACTCAGGAAGATTTTATTAAAATAGTTGCTAACTCTGTTGATTTTGAATCTAACTATCTTAAAGGTTTAGCAAATACTTATGCTATGGATATTATTAAAAAAGGGCAATCATTTGGTGTTACTTTAGCCAATAAAAGTGCTGAGTTAAAAAGATTTGTTAAAGCAAAATTTACTGGTGAAATGTCAGATGATGATATTAATAATTTCTTTAAACAAGAAGCGATAAAAGCATTTCCTAACTATAAGGCTAGGTTTGATGCAGGTGCTACCCTTGAAGATGTTGCTGACCCATTCAAAAAAGAAATTGCTGACTACTTAGAGTTAGATGTAAAAGATGTCAACTATAATGACCCTGCACTTAAAGGAATTATGACTGCAACTAATCCTAAAGATGGTTCACCTTACGCTATGTCCGCTTCTGAAAGATTAAAACTTATTCAGAATGACCCTAGATATGATAAAACTAAACGTTCTCAAAATGAATTGGTTGGTTCGTTACTTAATATGGTTGGCGGAAGATTCTAATGGCAGAAAAAAAACCAAGTAGACAAGAATACTTAGTATCTCAAGCAAAACTTTTACCTAAAGAACAACAGGCTGCAGCAATTAAACAAATTAACGCTGCTGCTAAAGCACCAGGTGGAATAACCACAACTAAGTTAAATGAACTCAATTTAGGTATTGAACGTGTTCTTTATGGTGCTGATGCACGAGGTGGTACTGCTGGTGCTAAACCAGGTTATGAACCTAGAAAAGAAGAAAAAGATGTAGTACCTGATTGGTTATTACAGTGGGAAGCAGCCCAAGCAGCCCAAGCCGAAAATACAAGAGTTAGTGCTAAGGCTGTAGCAAAAACATTAGCAAAGAACTTAGGTTTAAAGGAAAGTATTGTTGATAAAATATCTGACCTTATAATTAACCAAGGGTATACTGAAGAAAGTGTTCAAGTTGCTATACGTGACTTACCAGAATTTAAAGAACGTTTTGCTGGTATAGATAAATATAATAAAACTTTTGCTGCAGAGATTGCTGCTGGTAAAAAAGCACAAGCAGTAGACCCATACAGTTATATACAATTAGAAAAAGATTATCAAGAAATTTTAACACGTTCAGGTCTTGGAGATATGGCTAATCAGGGAACATATGCTGAATTAATTGGTGGCGATGTTTCTGTTGATGAAACTAAAGCAAGAATCGTTAATGTTTATGACAAGATTAACAA